TTAGCAACATTAGTTGAAAATTTAACTTTGTGTGTTGATGTACTTGTAACATCAAATAAATATGATGTTGAAGGTGGTTGCCATTGTGATGGAATTGAACCATACTGTTGTGAAACTACGTTGTAGCTTGAATTATCTGTTGTCGTTTGTATTGCTATTCCAACATGAGTAGATGTGCTATTAACAATATAATGAGAAGCATAAGCTGTAATTAAATATTTTCCAGTTGTAGGAAAAGTAAAAATACCAGAGCTTTCTGTCATACCAGTTCCAATAGGAGAACCAGCACCACCATAAGCCATTCTTTGTAAATCTGCTGTAATATCTATCCAAGTTGATGTACTACCATGACTTTTATTAGCACTTAACATCCATTGGTCAAAATCAGTAATACCACCAGCACCAGTTACATCGCCTGTGAAATTGTAAGTGTCTGCAAGGTTCATTGATTCAGATTGTATTTTTGTTATTGCCATAATTTATCCTATTCTACTAATTTAAATATTTCTAAAATTGTATATCTATTTGTTGCTGCTGAAGCTCCATAAAAAGACGGAGTACCACTATTGACATCAAGTTTTCCAAAAATTTCAATATAATCACCAACAGATAAATTTAATACTGCTCCACCAGAAATATTACCGCCATTTGAGAAACCAGTTCCAGAATCACCAAAAGCTTCAAATCTTCTAACTATGCCACCATTTAATTGAATATCAATCGCTCTAAGTCTTTCATCATTATTATTTCCATACATATAAATAGATGTGTAGATAAAATATTTACCAGCTTTACCACTAGGAACTGTGAATCTATAAGTTGATGTATCAAAAGCACTATCAGTATCATAAATTTCTGCGTTAAATGCTACTTTTGTAGAGGTATTATCTGTAACTGTTTGATTTGCATTTGAGTATGCAGATACTGCTGGAGTGTTAGTTCCACCAACACCAGATACAAAGTTTGCTCTAGTCATTTTTCTTAATGCTCCAGCAGATGTATCATGGATTAATACAGTATCGTCTGTAGCAATAGAAGTTTCAGCAGTTTGACCAGTAATTATAGATGCTGCTACTTGTGAACTTCCAACAGAACCACTTGGAGGATTTACTGTTTGAACAGCTTTACCTAAATAAATACAGTACATATCATCTGATCCAGATGTTGCACTTGTTAATGTTAATGTAGTACCACTAGCAGTGTATGCAGTTGTAGGTTCTTGCCTAACGAAATTAATAAACAATGCGATTTCATTTTGATTAGAAACAGGGTGGTCCAAAGTGTACGAAGTAGTTGCACTTGTACTAAAGTCTTGCTTTTG